CCGAGGCTAATATACTACGAAGCGTCCCGTACTTCGACGCGGTAGTCGTCGCGGTTTTCAACTAGGCGCACCCACCACCCCCCAAGGGTTGGCGTATTGAATCCCTTCTCGGTGGCCCACCCTGCAAAGCGGTCCCCGAGCTTTTTGTAAGACCCGAGGCGCATGAGGTAGCGCGTGCGCTGTTCGAGCTTCATTTTTTGGTTGATGCGGTCCACGGTGACGGGGTGATACCACTTGTTGTGGTCGTGGCCCCTGACAAGAAAGTCGGCGTCGGGGAACTGGGCAAGGTCGAGGTCGTTGTTTAGCACACCCTTCGAGCGTTTGGCGTTGCCGCCGTACCCGTGATGATAATGGACGAGGAAACGCTTGGCGCTTTTCTTGCCACGGTGGCAGGTGAGCCCGAGCCACCCCGCATAACCCCCGGTCTCCACTCTACCCCCTGCGGCGTTGATAATTTGCGCCACGCGGTCGATGGGCGACACCATCATACGCTTTTCGATGTTGGTCTCGTGGTTGCCCCTTGAAATGAACCGGATGACGTCCTTGTATTCTGCGAGCTTCTCGCCCACGTCTTGAATGACTTCGTCGACGTAGGTACACGCCTTGTATTCGGGTCGCAGTTCGGAGTAGTTGCCCCGGGGGTCAAACCGCCCTTGCATAAGGTCGAACAGGTCGCCAAAAATGAAAACGCCGGCCCCGATGCGTCGCGCCTCTTCAAGGTGGCGGTGCAAAAGTGACCGGTCGCATTTGACGCTGTCGTAGTGAACGTCCGATATGAAAAGGAAGTTCTTCTCGGTGCCTCGCTTTTTGAAGTCGAGGTCGACGTGGTGAACCGTTCGGCTCTTTCTTAGTATGTCCACAATACGTTGGGAATTTTGTTTTCGTCCATGTCGCAGTGGATGAAGTCCTCCGCGATGCCCAGCCGATTGAACCCAGCGTCGAGCAATGCCTCAACCATAAGGTAGCGGCGTTGGCTGTTGTCCACACGCAGGTCGACCGCAAGGCCCAAAAGGTGGCTCGACCGGGGCGACCCTCCGACGGCTCGGTTGTGTGCGATTGTCCGCACCCCACTCGTCACCACAAAAGGAAAACCGGCAAGGTCACGGGCGTTCTCCAACGCTTCAATGACTGCCGGCTCCATCATTTCACCTGACCCCGGTTCGTCGGGGCTGTCGAACTCTTCGAGCTTGAAATATTTGTACATTTTAGAACCCTTTTTTGGCGAGCAAAATTTTGAGCTCCTGAATGCCTTCGACGCATTCCTTGAGCATACCCTTGAGTTCATTTTGGTCTGACTCCAAACGGTACACGCGGCCCTTCAATTTTGCCACCTCTGCGTTGAAGTTCACCCAAACACCAATAATCGCCACCAAAGTTGGAACCAAAGTTATCAACGCTTCGTAGTTCATGGCTTGGGCTTGGGCTGGGGTTTCTCTTTCTCTTGTTTGGCAAGCCATGCACGCAAGGCCGCCTCGTTTTCTTCCCGCGTCATTTGTAGAGCTTGCGGGCAAGGTCCGGGTCGATGCCTTCGTGACCGATGGAGATGGTCATACCGTTCTGAAAGTAGGCCGTCTTTTGCGGGAACATATCCGGCGAGGTGTTCGACGTGTACTCCGGGAAGCTCGTTTGGTTGTGACACAAATACTCAACCATGCGCGTGGTGTAAAATTGCGCGTTTTGCCGTGCGTTCTCGATTTCGCGGTGCAGGTCGTCCGGCCCGATGGCGGCGGTGTTCTCAGCCGTGCGGATGACCAACCCCCCGTTGTCCAATTTGACGTACAAATTCGGCAACATCTCGACCATTGACCACCACGCGGTCGTCTTGCGGACGTAGTCGTCTAAGAGGGTCTCGTAAACGCCCGAGGGGCCGCTACCGGCCACGTCGCTCTTGAGCTTGTTCAACAGGTCGGTGCCGAGGTACTGTTGAAGGTACTTGTCTTGCGCCAAAATGATGGCGGGAACCATGACCGCTTCCTCGACCGCCCCGTTCAATTGGGTGATGCGCTTGAGGTAGTCGGGGTTGACAAATAGAACTTCTGCGGTGAGTGCCATTTATACGGGGGTTGTAATGTTTCGGGGCTGGAGGAAGCCACGGTTGACCATGTCGCGGGGACGCTGGGCGACCTTGGGGTCGTTTTGCTCCATCGGTGGCAACCCTGCCTCCCGAATGATTGCACGGGCGCGGTTGACGCTCACTTTTTTGTTGTTGCGGCGGAGGTAGGTGCGACGCTCCCAAAAGTGTTGACAAGACCCCCCGCCTTTGTAGAGGAACAGGTCATACGTGTCGGCCCCATTCGGACCCCACCCGGGGTTCACGGCACGCTGTGACGCGGCCCCGATGTCTTCCTTGCGCCAAATACGGTTCCCGGCGTTGACCATGCGCGTACAAAAGTCCCGGCTCTTGTGTTCGGCGGTGCCCGTTTTCTTGGGCATATATGCGTAGCGCACCTTGATGACCTCGTTGTCCTGTTCGGAGGTGGCTTGCGGCTTGCCGCTTGGCACCGTCGCGAACGTCCACATGGCGTCCTGTTGTGCTTCGGTGTCGTAGTCCACGCGGCGGGCGTCGATGAGTTCCCACTCGTCGCTCTCCTCCTCGCCCATCTCGACGAGGTAGTCGCAGGCAAGGTTTAAGGCGTCCGCACTCAACTCGGTGTTTGCGTCCGGGTCTTCAACAATCTCCGCGTCCGTTTCGACCACTTCGACCGTGACCTTGGCCGGAGTGTCGGCCGCTTCCAACACGCTCTCGATGGCGTCTGTCAGGATGCGTTGGTATGGCTTGACGACTTGCTTGTCGAACAACTCCGACGCGATTGCGAGCTCTTGGGTGTTGCCCAGTTGGCCCGCTGTCTTCACACCAAACATCGCCGAAGATACCACGCGGTGGCCCACCATGATTTTGTCCGACACCTCGGTCGAGAGGAATTGGTATTGTTTGTCCGCATCGCTCAACGGGAACGGCTCAAAATCGGGCTTCCTGTCGGGTTGGTCTGAGTACGTGACGAGGAACTTGCCCGCGTTTGTAGCCCCTGCAAGTTGGCGCTCGATGTCGTTGCGGATTTTGTGGCGCTCCTCCTGTGATGGCACCCCGTTCTTGAAATGGATGGTGAACGAAGGGGCGAGGCCGTTCTTGATGTTGTTAATATGGTACGTCCCGATTTCCTTGTCCAACTCGATGTAGTTGATGGAGCCCACATAGTCGGGTTTCGGGTAGTAGTAGGAGCCCGGAGAGAACGGCTTCACGTACAAAATCTGATGCGGGTATTCGTTCCGGTCTTCGGGGTTGAAACACCGCACCTTCACGGGCTCGATTTGCTTGTTGCTCCAGTCCTCCGAGTAGTAGTAAAATTCCACCTTCTCGTCGTCGTTGACCTCAGCCGACCGGATGCGCTCAAACGGGCAGTGCTTGACCTTTTTGATGGAGGTGCGCCCGAGGTTGTAGGCGATTTCCAAAGCGAAGCCGCCTTGGATTTTGAGGTCGAGGCACGCCTTGCGTATCTCGTCGTCCAAACCCCACTCCTCCAACTTCAACCGCGCCTCAAGGGTGTCGGCTTGCACCCCGTCGCCGAATATCATGTAAGCGATGGACGTGCAAAGGGCGTTGTGGGTGGCGCTTGAGTGGTAGAGGTCGATGAGGTACTGCGGGAACATATTGTCGTCCCCGTAGTTCATCCAGCCTTCACGGCTTGTGTATTCGGAAAAGCTCTTGGCCTTGTATTCCTTGAGTTGTAGTAAATCCATGTCACTCGTAATATACGACGTTGTCAGGTATCGAAATGTCCGGCGTAGTCCATGCGGCCGAGGCCGTCACGCGGGCGGCTCCCGTTTCGCAAATGCCAACCACCGCGCCGTTCGTGGGGTCGGTGTTGGATGAGCTGTTTTGGCCGTACACGGTGTACGTGTAGAGACCTGATTGGGTGATGAGCACCTCACCGGCCGCATCCGCGTCCGTGGGAAGGTCAAACTTCGTCTCCCTCGCATTGTCGACCGATGGCGCAAGCACCGCCGCGTGAGTCGCTTCGGTGGCTTCGTTGGTCAAGACGATGAGGTAGTGCGAAAACGTGGCGAGGTACTTTCGCGCTTGGTAGGGCGAAAGGCTCACAACATTGGCGGCGGCGTTTGGTGTTAGGTGTATCATGGTATCAAAAAAGGGGAGAGCCAACGCCCTCCCCCTCCTTTTGTAACTATAAACGGTCC